AATCTATCTTCATCACCTTGTGAATTAAACTTAGTTAATGCAGGGCAAATATAATAGCCCAATGTTCTGTAAACTGTGGCTCTAGTCCACTGTGTGTCAGTTAGTAATGTTAAATCAATCTCTATACCACCTGCGTAACTTCTATTTCTTGATTGGTTACTGTGATAAACTGACCACCACTTGTTTCTAATATCTCTTTGTACATCTGCAATAGCTTGAGTTACAAATGCGTCTTGTTCGCCTGTAGATAAACCCATATCTCCTATATCAGGCTGATATATAATTAAACTGCTTCTTGTTGCAAATGCCATAATAAAATTCCTGTTTAAATGTTAGAGGGGAGAGGAAAGGAACTCTCCCCCCTGTTTTGATCAATCCAATGAAGATTAAAGTATGCTTGAATCAGCTAGTACTTCAATTCCATATGAATCGTGTAGTTCACCAACGCCATAAACAGCGGTAGCAACAATTTCAGTTCCTCTAATTGAAGCATCTCTTTGTGTTTCAATTTTGATGTCCTGTAACATAGCTAAGCCAAGTGCGTCTTTGTGGAATAGTCCACCTTTAAAGTCACCACCTGTACCAGTGTTAGCCATATTTGAGCTTTCATAAACATTCACTCCTGCAAGTTGTCCTACAAAACCTGTTCTTAGTGCTTCGTTAGCAACATCAGTTGGGTTAGGGTTTGCAAATGTATTTGTCATATTAGCTTTTAGGTCATAAGCAACAGCAGGGTGTAGCACACAAGCCATATCGTTGCTTGGTACACCTGATTGTTTTAGCTTAGATACTGCTTCAAAGATTTTTGCAACAGTAATAGCCGCATCAGCCGCACCTACTGCACCTGAAAAACCATCAAATAAAGCCATTAGATCAGCGTCCATTTTTCTAGCGATACCCTCGCCAAATAATTTTCCTAAATCTTTAACAACATCTGATTCAGATGTATTAACAGCCATATCAGTTACAGTAGTCATTACGCCTACTTCTGCTACAGTTAAATCTGCTTTACTTGTTGAAATAGCAGTATTAGCTAGGTCAGTTGCTTCTGCAACAGCCGCCGCCGCAACTACTGGGTAGATTGGTACTTGTATCACTTTACCTGAATTTTTTGGTAATGCGTAATTTCTTATAAGTGGTCTCATTATTGATGCTTCAGAAGCTACAAATAGAGCCTCTGCAATCATCGGTACTATCAAATCATCTAAGGTCGATAGCGTTGTTTCGTTAGCCATAATTATTCTCCTTTATGGGTGTATTGTTAATAGTTCTTCATCTTTTCCTTACGATATTCAGCATATTTTGCCTTATCCTCAGGATTATTCATATTTAGTTCCGCCAAGTTTAAAGGTTTGGGCGTTTCACCACCAACACTCGATTTAGACCCTGCACCGCTAGGCGTTGCATTTCTAAAGTGAGGGTTGTCATCTAAAAAGTTTCCTACATACTCGTTTATGCTTAATAATTCACCATTACTATTATACATAGGAGCATTATTATCTCCGATAATTTCAGGGTTGCCATCAGCACCTAGTTGTACTTTACTTTTTAACAAATTAACAACTTGATCAGGTTTAATAGCTTGATATTCACTAGCCACCTTAATCAATGCGTCATCAATTCGTACTTTTTGTAACTCGGCTTTGTATTGTGAAATCTCTGCTTCTTTTTTAGAAACAGTTTCCTTTAATACTTTATCAAATTCACCTCGTTGTTTTTGCATATCTAACTCTTTAGCTTCTTTTTCTTCTAAGAGTTGTCTTGCTTCGTCAGGATCAATGCCATTAAATCTTTTCTCAATTTTAGCTCTTTCCCTTGCAAGTCGTTTTTCAAGTATCTTATCAAATTCCGATTGAGGAACCATTTTTTCTTGTGTTTCAACTTCCTGTATTGTTTCTAGAGATTCAGTATTCTCGATCTCCGTTTTTTGCTCGTCAGCCATAGTAGTTATTCTCCTATATTATAAGATTGCCATTGTTATCATACCAACTTGGGTCGGTAGGTTGTAGATGATGGCGGCAATTATATCCACCTCTACTTGTGAAAGGATCAGTCGTTGATTTACCTTTCCAAATTTCAGAACTCCACTTATCTCTAAGTTCATCTTCTGAAAATATTTTACCTCTATTGGCTATACAAAATGGTCTACTATCACCAATTATATCTCCATAATATAGGTAGTTTGTTAGTCCTGCTTCACCTGCTTTCGCTTTGGTAAACTGACCATCAAATTCCATTAAACTGTCGTGTGCTAATTGCTTTGCGTATCTTCTCATATTATTTCCAACACGATCTGCACCATAAAATGTGTGTAATCGTTCTATCGCTTTTGCTTTTGCAACTTCATCAGTCGTAGAGGCGACAAACTCTACTAATTCATTAATCTCATCAACATCAGCTTTAATATATACGCCATTTATTCTTTGCTGTAATGTCTTAACAGTATCATTAAGTGATTTGCCTGTTATTGTCGAGGAATAAACTTCATCAGCTAATGCGTTTACTGTTTCTGCGCCAATGTTTAAAAAACCATTAAATTTAACACGCTTTAAGTTAGTTATAGTCTCAATATCCAATTCAGTGAGTGTTTTAAACTTAGCAGGTATCGGTAGTACTTTCATATTCTCTACAATACGTTTTGCCACTCTATCGTATTCTCTTACTGTACCATCAGCCCATAATGTGTAGTGTTTATCAATTATTGCTTTTAATTTAGGTCTAATCTCTACTGCTAATCTAGCTTCAAATAGTTTACCTTGTCTTATGGGTAATTCACTTGCTACCTTTACAACTTCTCTTTCAAGATTTTCTAAAGCTATGTTTAATCTTTGCGTATGTAATAACTCAATATCATCAACAAGGTTTTCTCTTAGCTGTGCAAGTTCTTCTATTTTATCCATTATCTTCTTCTTTTAAATTCTTCCAAAATTCATCTAATGCATTGTGTTCGCAGTTAGCACATTTACAAGTTACACAGACACCATTATTACCACAATGACATTCGTGTTCGCAGTTTCTACATAGCATAATTTACTCCCCAATAATTTTATCTAAATGTCTTACTCCTGTATTATCTGTTACCATCAAACCTTTTTCTAAAGTGCAAGTGTACTGCACTTGATTTCCTGATGATCTTTCTGCAACTCTTTTACCCTCTAAACAAACTGATAAACTAGGTTGATGATACCAACCATCTAATCTCTTGTTATCACCCTCAATGATATACATTGATAAAACAAATACCATTTCTATCATCAGTGCGTACCATTGTTTCTTAGTTTATCAACTAAAGTTTCTAAATCTATTATGCGTTCTTCTAAGAATTGCACCTGCATATCTACTCTTTGTATTTGTGGCATTTCTGCTTCGACATTGCTCTTTAGTTTATCTTGATCTTTAGCAAGATATTCTAATAACATAAATTGTTCTTGATCGATAGGCTTCTGCGTACTTGCCTCTAGTAAGTCTTGTTGCATTAATTGTAATTCAACTTCAATAATATTTAGGCGTTCAATTACTCCAAATGCAAAATACACTCCAACCGCTACGCTTCCAATAATAGACAATAAGTTTTTCATTGGCATACTCACAGGAGTATCTTCTGATATTTTCATTATTCTTCCTCAGACACTTCGGCTTGAGTTTGTGCAGTTTCAAATACACCTACTTCTGTTTGGGCTTCAATCTCATCATTAATTGTTTTAATAACTATATCATCATCAATAACCGCACCAACAATCTGCTTATCAATTTCTTTTTGGAATGTGCTGGATCTTACTCCACTTGCTTTTGCTTGTTGTAAGTATTGTAGATCAGAAGCATAATCTCTAAGATTAAAGCTATCAGGGTAATCAATAACACCATCAAACGCTTTACCTTGCCACTTAGCAAATAAAGTCCATATATGTTCTTCTGCGTTTTCCAATAAATCTGCTTTCTCACTTAATACAGAATTAAGATTTTCAAACTCTGTTTGTAACGCAATCCCTGATTGAACTTGGGTTTTAGTTTGTCTGACCCCTGACATATGTGTTGCTCTATCAATCATTTCTATTTTTTGTTCAATAGATGATCTGATCTCACTTAAATTAGAGCCACTAGGCTGTAATAGATAAGGTTTCAATCCGCCATCTAGATCATCAGGCATATTGACAATCGCTCCTGCACCAGCACTAGCCTCAACACCTTGTGTTTTAACTAAGCTAGGGTGGTTAGATAATCGTATTAACTGTTCCATTTCAGATAACTCGTTATAGATAGACTGTTGCAATAATGCCACATCTGTCAAATCACTAATCCC